TGGGCGGGCCGGGCGTGGCGTCCTTAAGCGTTGTCAGCAGGCCGTCCGCGTGGCCCAACTCGCCGAGGTAATTCAAGACGGTCTCCGCCATCGGCTGGGTGCAGCCGGCGGTCACCAATAACTCGATCAAACGTCTGTGCATGGTGTGGCTCCTTCGGGCACTATCATACACCCGCGCGCGAAACGCCGGCATTTTTGCTAGTTTCCGGCCGTCAGTTGAAAAACAGCGCCCTAAAGAGATTTCAACTTCCGGTGCTTCGCGCAAATGCGGAGTTTCCGGCCCCCCCCGCGGGGGTGCCGAAACGTGCGGGGATGCGGGGCGCCAAAAGCCCCCCAGAAGCACGAAACCCACCAAACAGGCCCAATAACGTAAAAATCCTGCGGCAATCGACCGTATGGCGCATAGCCAGGCGTGGCACGCCCGACTGCGCGGAATCATACACTTGCGCGGAGGGTTTGGGAGGGGTTTGATGCAGGGCAAACCGGGCTAATTGGCGCGGCGCTTGCGGCTGCCCTTGTCGAGCAGGGGAAAATGGGCCAAACCGTTGCGGATCGTGGACTGCCCCACGCCGTATTTGCGCTCGAGCTCGGACCAGCTCATCCCGCCCTTGCGGTCCCGCGCCGCGTCGTCGCGCGGAAACAGCTTCCACTTCCGGCCCAGCGTTTTGCCCTTGGCGCGCGCCGTGGCCAGGCCCGCCTTCGTCCGCTCCGAGATCCGGATGCGCTCCTGCTTCGCGATCCACGCCGCGATCGCAATCATGAGCTCCCCCGCGGGCCCCGTCGTGCGGAAATGCGCCTCGGTGTAGCTCTCGAACTGGACCCCGAACTCGAGCAGGCGCTTGATGTGGATGAACGTCTCGGCGACGCCCTCGCGCGTGAAGCGGTCGAGCGCCCACACCAGCACCACGCCGAACTCGCGGCGCGATGCTGCGGCGAATAGCTCCTGAAACTGCGCGCGGCTCGCGGTCTTGGCGCTCTCGTAGTCGATAAAGAGAGCGACCTCCCAGTTTTGCTCGCTGGCGTACCGGCGGAGCTGGGCGAGCTGATTCTCGACGTCCTGGCCCTTGTCCTTGGTCGAGACGCGCGCGTAAATGGCTGCACGCATGGCTGTCTCAAGTGTAGCGTTGTGGCGCGGATGGTCAAGCCCGCCGCGTGAGGCCTGCGCGGCCACATTAACCAAAGAGAGCAAAGATTTCTCAGATTTCTCTTGCTATGCCCACGTGAGTATGCGATACTTTAATTGTACCCGGCATCGCCGGGTGAACAATTGAAACGGGCACAGCCCGAAGGAGGCTAGCATGGCTAGCGCAGTCGTAGAAATCACAGGCAATACCTTCCAAGACCAGATCCGCAACCTCGGCGGACGATGGGACCTCAAGCAAAAGACATGGATGATCCCCGCCGCGAAAGCGGACGAGGCGCGTAAGCTCTGCGCAGGAGAAAAAAGATGACACATACGATTCAGGTCATGATCGACGCGAATGAGACTGTCCGCACCCTGGGGGGCAGGGTGTTGGGCAGCGCCGCGCTAGATGACGGCGCGGAAGGCAGTGCAATACAAGGACTGCTCCGCCAAGTTCCCCACGCGCGAATCGCGGAGTGGCTTGACGATTACGAGCCGTGCGGGGACGGGCGCACGGCAGTGAGCATTGAACTCCGCCGCGCCTAAACGCGGCGCTCCGGCTCTTTTTGCCGGCACGAATAGCGCCCCTGACGAGTCGCCGGGCGGGCGACGAAACGCGGCAAGGCGCCGCGTCGGGCACAGCCCAAAGGAGCATTACCAAATGCAAGCAACTATCACCTATCTGCTCACAGAGAAGGCACAACGCGCGCAGATGGCGGCCACGGGCCAGCCGGTAGCGCGCAAACAGAGCAAGACGGTGGAGATCACCACGGACGACCTGGAGATCCTGGATATTGACGCGGATGGCAACCCCGGCCTCGATATCGCCGTGGCCTACGAAAGGCAGGCGCCGAAAGCTAAACGTATCCACATCTGCGCGGGCGGCGGCGTATATGCGAACGCGGAGCCGCTCTCCATCTCCGATCCCGCCACCGATATCGTGGCGTTCATCCGCGAGATTGCGGCCGCGGCGCAACGGCGCAAAGATGCCAAGGCAGCGGAAAAACGGCAGCAACGCTTCGGCCTGATCGCCGAGCGCATGGCCGAGGCGGAATCCATCTACCAGCAGATGCTGGCAGACGAATCGCTGATACCCAGTAACCTCCCGGCCATATCGGCGTCCTCGAGCGACGTGGTGGAGGGCGAACCATCCCTGACTACACACCCCCTCTATAATCTCGTGGACGAGCGCAAGCAGGCTGTGAGAGATGCGAAGTATCGCGTGCAGTCCGACGCCGCCACGGCGTTCCTCGCGGATACCACGGCGCGCGCCACCGGCATCCCCACCTCCATCGCTTGGTGGGTGGACCTGCCTGGTAAGATCCGCGTCACGCGCGAAGTATACGGCGAAAAGCGCACCGCGGAATTGGTCGCCGAGGCCCTGCGGCGCAAGGCGGCGGACGCCGCGGCCAAGGAGGCCGCCAAGCGCGATTACCTCGCCTCCTGGATCGGCGAGAACGGCACCGACAGCCAGAAGGCGCGGCAGACGGACGGCGTGATGTGCCGCGACGAAGCCATCGAGGCGCTGGTGGATTTCACGTTCGCGCCGCTCGACGGCGCCAGCTTCCCCCGCCACACGCGCCCGGCCCTCCACTGCACCTCGGAGTACTGCTGCGACGAGTGCGAGATCTCCCGCAGAGAGTCGGACGGTGTGGACTGCCTGACCGACAGCGAGCACGCGTGGCTCGTCCGCATTAAAGCGGCCATGCCCGATGCCAAGCAGTATGCGCTGCGCACGCACTACGTGATCCACGACTGCGGTCATGGCGACGGCTGCGTCGAGGCGTCCAACCGCTCCGTAGCCGTCAAGATGGCCGTCGGGCCGTTCGCCCTCACTCGGGAGTACGCGCTCTGATGCCGCACACGCCAAAGGGCACGCCAGCCGTGCCCCCCTCGCGTCAAATCGCTCATCGGCTGCCGCTTCGGCAGGCTCATGGGCCTGTAGCGCGCGCGGCGCGTTTTGCCACTCGCTTTCGCGCGCGGGGCTTGTTCCCCCATCGCATGAGCGCCGCGTGACGCGCGGCCTCGCTGCGCTGCTCGGCCGTTTGCTTGGCATAGCGCAGCGCGACCAGAGCGGCTCCGGCGCGTTCGCCTTTTGTGGACATGCCTCTATGATATGCCCACGTCGGCAACGAGTGCAAGCCAAGCCGGTACGGATGGTACCAATTAACTAAAGAGAGCCAAAATTTCTCTTGCTATGCCCACGTGGGCATGAGACAATATAAATAGGAGAAGCAAGCGATGAGCGACCTGGACTACTACGAACAGACCACTGGCACCCGCGCATGGCCGTGGATGCGCGAAGCCTACCTGGACGCGCACATCCCGCGCGAGTACGGCGACCCCGCGGGCTACGACACAAGCGACGTGGAGCAACCCTGGGAAAACGGCGACGAATGGATGAGCGCGCTGCCCGCGCCCAGCATGGAGGACGCGCGGCGCGGCCTGGCGATCGCCGCGGAGCTGGAGCGCAACGCGGCGGCGCGCGAGCCGGAAGCGGAAGAGAGCGAGTTGGAGCGATTGCGCCGGCTGCGGTACGCGGCGCAGGGCGCGCGGCAGCAGGCGTGTTTTGAATTTGCGATGGAGGCGTGACGATGCGCATTATTCTCAGCGTGGTTTTAGCGTTTCTGATCTGGCGCGATACTGGCGCGGTCCGGATCGTGGCGCAGGCGGTGAGAGTGGTCGGCGGGAATTGGGGAGGAGCGAGATGACGCGCAAGCAACGCGATGCGGAGACGCGGAGAATCTACAATGCGGCGCGGCAGCGCGCCTACAACGAGATGCGCGCAGCCGGCTGGCGCGCGCGCATGGGGCTGTCGGCGACGCCGGCGAAGGAGGCTAAATGACGAGACGAGAGTGGGAGAAGGGGCGAGGGAGCGAGGGGGCGAGGCTGGTGCCGCTGCGCGAGCGCGCGATTGCGTTGCTGCCCTTCATCGCGGCGGGCGCGGCGATCGGCGTTTTGTCCACGCTGCTGGCCGTGGCTCTGGCGGGGTGGAGGTGACATGCTGCGGCGCAGCGCGGCGGGGATTGCGGCGCTCAACGCGCGCTTTTACGCGGGCGTGTGGGCGCAGATTGGCGAAGAGAAAGCAAGGAGAAAAACAATGTATACGAACGGTACGACGGTACAACGCGAGAAGGTGCAATTCGAGCCAAACGTCCCGGTACGCTTGGCTCTCAAATACGCTCAGCCGAAAATCGGGATGGGCAAGAGCGGCGAGTACGCGCTCTTCACCACTTCCGACAATCGAGTGATGTTTCTGACGCTCGATGAGGCGCGCGCCATCACCGAGGCGGGCCTCCGGCCTGGCCAGGAATTTGACTTGACCCTGCGCTGCTCGGGCAACGCGCGCGTGTATTACGTGTCGCTGCCAGCAGGTGCCGCGCCCGCATACGGCGCGCAGCGCGACGGCACCTACGCCGTGCCGGCATCGCCGCACGCGCCGGCGGCGCCAGCTGAGACGGATCTCGAGTACGAGATCCGTATGTCGGTGGAGGTTGAGCGGATCAAGGCGGAAATCGCGGAGCGCAAGAGGAAACGGGCGGCGGGGAATCCCGGAGCGAAGATGTTGTATCTCACCGCCTCAGATGCTCAGAGCACATCAGTCGCCGCCCCAGTGGCCACGCCGGCCGCTACGCCAGCGCGGTTCGCCAGCGACGATCATACCGCGCGCAACGGGCGCGGCGAATCCTGGCTGCAGATCACTAACGCGCTCGCCAAGGAGTTGATCGGCGTCTACGCCGACGTGCTCGCCTGGTCGCGCGAGGAACACGGCGAGGAAGTCAGCCCGGAGAGCGTGCGCTGCCTGGTCACCAGCGCGTTTATCGAGACGCGGCGAGGCGCGCGATGACGGCCCTCGCCCTGGTGGGCATCGCGTTATGGGCGGTGGCCACCGTGTGGGGCAAGCGCGCGGCGGCGCTGCTGGTGCTCGCGTGTATCGCGATCTGGCTGCTCGCAGCCGCGTTGATTGGCCTGCGGATGTGACGCGGACGGGCGCGGGCGGCTCAGCCACATAATCACTTTTTCGCCTCGGCCTGCGCGGCGCGCAGCGCGTCCGCAAACGCCTTGCCCGCGTCGAGCACGTCGGCGGGCCCGGACGGCTTGGGCGGATCCGCGGCCGCAGGTGTCCGCGGCGCGCGGAACGAAATGAACGCCTGGAGCCAAAGGCGGGCCCAGTCGTACAGCCAGCCGGGCAGCTCGCGGATCGTGGCCGGCCTGGTCGCCGGCATGGTGGCGATGAGCGCCAGGCCGAGCAGGCCAAGAGCCTCCTGGTGTGTGTGCAGCCAAGCCATCATTTTACGGGCCCACAGAGGGTGCGAAGCCGGTTACGGGGGCCGGGCCGGCAGCCGACGTGCCCGGCGCTAAAAAAAAAGTAAGGGGCGCGAGCGCGTGGCCCTGCCAGTCGAGCGCATTGACGCCGGCCGCGAGCTGGATCGCCGCGCCGAAAACGCCGTTGAACGCGACGGCGGGAATCGTAACCGTCATCGCGCCGGCGGGCGCCGCCGGCAGCGGCACGCTGCCGATCGGCACGAACACCGCGCCGTTCATCCATCCGACTTCGAAGCTCACGGCGCAGTTGGCGGTCACGGTCGAGGAGCACGCGACCGTGCTCGTGAAGTTGTATTGCAGCGTGCCGGTGATGCTGGCCGCGCGCGCGGCGGCGGCCGCAAACAAAAGAGCGAACAGTATTTTTCTCATTGAAGTTTGATCGTAACCGTCATCGCGCCGGTAGCGTCGCGAGCTGGATCGCCGCGCCGAAAACGATTTTTCCACTAAAGCTGACGAATCCCTGCGCGCTGACATTGCCGCGCGCGATTGCGCTTTCCCACGCCGCGCCCGTGCTGGTGAGCGACGCGGGCAGATTGTCGAGAATGTACGCGGTGTATCCGGTCGAGCTGGTGTCTTCGCACTGACTCGCGGTGTTGAGCGCGGGCGTCGAAAACAAGATCCACGGCTGCGTCGAAAACATGGTCACGTACGACGCGCCCGCCGCCGCCATGCCGTGAGCGACTGCCGTCATGACCGCGCTGTTGACGCGGGTCGAATCGAAAATCGAGTCGCCGCAGGAGAGATACGCGTCGCTCTCGTTGCAGTTTGTGCCGCCGCTGGGACACCAGCGGATGACGGCGAACTCGTTCACCTTGCAGCCGAAGCCGCCCGCGACAGCCGCCTCGCAAAAGCTCATGTAATTCGAAAAAATCGGCGATGCCCACGAGCCAGGCGTCTTGCCGAAATAAATATCGAAGCCGAGGTAGTTTATTACCCCGCTCTCGTTGGCGATCGTCGAACTCACATACGCCGTGTCACTCGACAAAAAGCCCGTGCCGCATTTGATCGCCGCGCCCGCGGTCTGGCCTGTCACCCAGCCGCACAGCGCGGTGTTTTGCACGTTCCAGTTCGCCGCGCTCAGCGTGCCGAGCGTGAGCGACCAGAAGCCCGTAGGCTCGTGACTCACTGTCTCGTCGACGATGGCCACCGCGGGCGAGAGGTGCGAAAAGTCAGTCGCCGCAGCCGCTTCGAGCGGGCCGAGGCACGACGCGATTTGCGCGGCGGTGGCCGTCGCGGGATTTGAGATGTTGGGACAGTTGCTCCACGTGTTCGAGAGCGGTCCCCACGCGATGCGCAGCCCGAGGCCCGCCGTTTGTGCCGCGCTGGCCAGCGAGCGGTAGAGATTGTAATTCGTGCCCGTGCCGCCTCCGGACACGCAGGTGCCGCCCGAGAGCGCGCAGATCGCGGCGTAGTACGGCGACTGCGCGAACTGGATTGGATCCCAGTTGAGATCGACGTATGTCGCGCCCGTCAACGCGATGAGCTGCATGTACGCAATCTCTTTCGACGTGCTGTTAAACGGCGCGCCCGCGTTGACAAAGCTCGACGCCGTGCCGACCAGCTGGCCGCCGCTTGCAGTGAGCGGTTGCGGCAGGCTCGCATAGCTCGCCTGGATCGCGGTCACCGCGGTGTTGACGTCCGTGATGTACGCCGGGAAGGTGGGCGTGCCTGTGACGGGCGCGACGGCCGCCGCGCAGCCCGTGGTCACCAGCGGAAACACCGTGCACACGCCTGGCTGCGCGAACGCGCGCAGTGCGATGAGCGCGAGAATGGCGAGCCTACTGGACATAGGGACTCGCGCCGCCGCCGGACGTGCCGCCGCCCTGCGCGGGGAGCGCGCCTATTGCCGCGTAGCCGCTGCCGAAAAGGCTCACGCCGGGGTAGCCCGCCTGTGCGAGCGCGGTCTTTCCGCAAGTAGACAGCGAAAAATCTCCACTGCCTGGATTATTGAACGGATTGCAGGCTCCGAGCGTAATGTCACTCGATCCGTAGCCGGGGGGCGTGCCGGTCAGGACGCCGGAACGGTTGCCTCCAAAAGTGTAGGGCAGGTACGGCGCGGTGCTCTGTCCGCCGTAGGCGTTCGACTGGCTGAAAGGAATGCCGAAGGGCACGCTGGAGCCATCCGCGATGTAGCCGTTGATGTACAGGCCATACGTGCCGCCATAATAGATATTGTTGATGTTGGAGAGGAATCCGAGGGCGAAGCTGTTGTATCTCACCGCCTCGTTCGCCGGGTTGTAAAAGGCGTTCCCCACGAGTTCGATGAGCGAGACGCTGTTGTCTCCGGTCTCTGCGGCGTAGAGGCAGCGCGACATGCCTGAGCACACATTGCCGATCCAGTGCCAGAGTTGGAGGCCGCCATTGTCCACGTCGTAGAACGCTGTCCCGGCGCCGTGGTAGTACGAATAATACGACCAGATTCCGTGGCCATTGTTCGATTGCGATTCCTCTTGATCCGCCACTCCGGAATTTCCGGTGGCCACGTTGAACTCGGATGCGTAGATCACGATAAACGAAAATTCATTGTCGTTGTAAATGCCGGACGCGCCGCCCGAGTTCGTGCCGGTAACGTCGATTTTGGTGTTGTAGAGGTAGAGGTTCGGGCCACCGTTGATTCCCGCGATAATTGGGTACGCACTCGAAGACGCCGTGTTTGAGATCTCGAGGTTTTGGATCGTGAAAGATGCCGTAATGATGGACCCCACGAGTTGAAACAGTTCCACGCTGCTGGTGCTCGTCGTGATGAGTGGGCGCGTGCAGGTGGACGCCGCGATGCAGGCGACCGTCACATCTCCGGGGGTCGTGTTGTATCCGGACAGCGTGATGCTTCGGATTGCATTAGTCGAGTTCGAGCAACTGCCCTGGCTCACGCAGTTGCCCAGCGAGCTCGTGAGCGTCGTTGTGCTCGTCTTGATCCAGATCGTATCGAGCGCGCCGCTGTTGACGCTCATGGCCTGCGCGATAGACGCGAACGCGCCGCCCAGGTATGCTGTGCAGACGCTCGCCGCGGTGCCGAGCGAGCGGTCCACCGTGGCGAAGTTGGGCGACCCGCCAGTTTCCGCCGAAATATAGAACGTGCCCGTGGTGCAGCCAGTGCCACTCACGACGTGCAGCGTGTTGCATGTCACGGCGCTGGCGACCGCGTGGAGCACGCTGGTGTAGGTGGTGGTGGTCACGCCGACCACGAGGTCGGTGTAAGAGATTTGCGGGCTGTTTTGCAGCGAGTAGTCCGTCCCGCAGGATGTGCCCAGCGCGTAGAAGCCGCCGCTGTTGTTCGAGTCGCTGCCGGTGGACGCCACGCGCCACTGCATCTGGTAGGGCAGCGCGCAAAGCGCCGGGAGCGCGGAGAGCAAGAGTAGAGCTAGAAGTTTTCTCATGTCAGTTTGCCGCGATGTTGATGTTTGCGTTCACGGTTGCGCCCGCCGAAAACGTGGACGCGACGAAACAGAACGTCGTGCCCGCAGCGACGGTCTTCGACCAGCTCGTCAGAGTCGTGTCCGCCAGGCCGAGCGTCGAAGTCAGTTGCTCGCCGCCGTTGCTGATATCGCTCGCGCCCGCCGCGCCGCCCGAAACGAACGTCGCGAACGTGGGCTGTGTGGCGACTTTGACCAGCGCAGTGACTACAGTGAGGCCGTCCGTCGCGACCGCATGAAAGCCGGTGACCGTGCCCGCGTAGGCTACGTAAATGCAGCCCGTGAGCGCGGTGGGCGTGAGCGTTGCGCCGACGGTGCGGATGTTTTGGTTTGTCGTGGGAGAGACGGGCGCTGCGCACCAGCTCGTCTGGCCCGCCGCGCCGAGACAAAAGATTTGTCCGCTTGTGCCCGCCGTGGTGGGCCAATACCACGTGCCGTTGTAGCCGCTCGTAGCATCGGACCAGATTGTCTGATTTGTGCCGCCCTGGTCGTACCAGCCCACGCTGCCCGCCGTGCCGGACGCGCCCACGCTCATGGTGCCGAGCGCGCCGAGGTTGCCCGCGAAGGTCGCGGGGCTGGCGTAGCCGCAGATCACGTTGCCGGTGGTGGGGGAGCAAACGATCTGGTTGGGCGTGCCGGTGACGCTCGCCGGGCCGCCGCTGCCGCCGGGAGGCGCGGGGTTGACGACAGTTTGGGCTTGGATGGCGCAGGCAGCGAAAAATACCAGGAACCTGTACAGGCTCCAGGCGTGTTTCCGCCCGCGCGGGGTGGGACGAGGTGAAGTTAGCATGTGAGTGAGCCGAGTGTCAAATCGCGACGCCGATAACGAAGTTAGCCTTCTCGCCCGAGACCTCAACGTCGATCTGATATTGTGTGGCGTCGATGGGATTGCCGAGCGATGCGCCCGCGAACGGCGGCCACGAGTACATGCCGCCGGGGAGCGGATTCCCCGCCGCGTTGTTGCCGCCGCCTGGCGCGAGCCATGCGATGGTAACGCCCTGCTGATTCTTGACCAGCACGTTGCCGGTGTTGCCGGGCACGGCCTGGATGAAAATGCCGCAGCACATTTGCGGCGCGCCGAACTTCGCGCGCACGTAGGGCTGCACGGGCGTGCCTGCGGCGGCCACGGTTACGAGAGTGACTGTCTGTTGGATCACGAATTTTCCTTTATTGCGCCGTGGGCGCGAGCTTGCCGCGCCGGTTGCGCAACGTGTTGTAAAACGGGTCGTACTCGATGCGCCAGCCTTCCTGGCGATACTGGTTGACCACCTCGTCTACAGGCCGCCCGGAGTTCGCGGCTTCCTGCTTCAGGTTTTTCATCGATATAATCTTCGGCTCTTCGCCTATGGGGGCGGCTTCTGGCGCCTGGCTGGCCGCTGGAGCGAGTTGCGGCGGAGGCGGGCCGGATGGCTCTATTGTGCGCGAGACGCGAGAGGACGGCGTGGGGTTCATCCGCGCCGCGATGTTGCGCACGGCGGCCTGGCGCTCCGCGTTGAGCTTTGCAAACGGCTGGCCGGCCATGCCGCGCGCGATGTCGTCGAGCAGTTGCATATCTTCGGCCGGAGGTTCGGGCGTTTCGTTCGCCGCGGGCTGCATGCGCTGGCGCATAGCCGTGACTTCCGGAGGCTCGCCCGGCAGCGCGCCGTTGACGGCGGGCGCGGGTGCGCTATAGCCCGGCGCGACGCGTCCGGCCGGCGGGGTGTAGGTCGGCTGCACACCGGCGGGGATCGCTGTGCCGGACGCCGCTAGGGGCCGGTTGGTCGGCACCGGGCCAGCGGGAGGCGCGGGGGGCGGGACAGCGGGCAAATCCTGCGCGGGGAGCGCTACGTTTACCGGGCCGGTCGCGGGCACGCCCGCTGGCGCGGCTTCCGCCGCCTCTTCGGCCGGAGCGATGGCGGATTTGCCTGCCTCCATTCCCGTTTTCCATGCCGCCTTCACGTCGCCGATGCCGGGCCAGGTCATAGCGAGGCGCATGGGCCATTCCATGCCGGTCATGTGCCCGATTACCTGCCCCGCCCCGATCTTCGCGAGGCCCTTGGCCGCATCCGGGGCGGCCGCCTTCAGTCCCGCGGCTGTGGCCTTGGCCGCGCTGGGCACGGCGTCGACGGCGTTGGCCGCCATCTCTCCGGCCGCGTCCACGTTGCCTGCGCCACCGAGGGCGAACGGCAGCAGTAGCATCGCGGCGTGCTGCGCGGCTTCGTCCCAGTTGCCCTTAGCCGCGGCGTCGGCCACTACCTGCGCGCCGGCGCCAACGAGCGGGACCGATCCCGCTAGGTGGTACGTCGCATCGGCGAGCTGGCCGGCGAGCATCGCCTGGCCGGAGGCGGACAGTTGCGACCAGACGCGCGCAGGCTCGCCCCTGAGGCCGTTGACGACGCCCTTGACACTCTGCGTAACCTGGTCCGCAGCGTCCTGGTCGCCGGTAAACGCGACCTTGAGAAAATTGCTTAGGCCCTTGCCGCCTAAGTCGTTCCACATCGTGCTCTGCTGGATGCGATCCGACGCGGTCTTGTCGCCGGTCATGGCTACCTTGGCGACGTTGCCGAGCGTTTCGAGCATCGTGGGCGGCTTCGCTGCCGGCGGCGCGCCCGCCGGCGGCGCGCCCACCGAGCCGGCGTCGAGTTTGTAACCGGCGGGCAGCCCCGATGCGGCATCCGGCATGGAGGGGAAGGGATCGAGCTTATAGCCGGCCGGCAGCGCGGGGCTCATTGGACAGGCGCTCCGGTCTTAGCGTCTTTCCAGGTTTTGCCATCTGTCGAGACGATTTTGTGCCCGTTGGGTCCGGTCGCCGTCTGCGGGAAGGGCCGGTCGATGCGCTCCACGCGCTGGCCGGGGAATGCCCGTTTGAGGCTGTCCGCCGTGCCGTTTTTCGTGTCCGCCGCATTATTTCCGAGGGTCTTGAGCCACTGCTCGGCCTCGTTCAGCGCGTTTTCGTCGGTCGGCCGATTGTGGAAAGCATTATCCAGAGCGCTGATTGCCCGGTCTTGCATTCCCCCCTTTCCGATTTCGCCTGCCACCGCGGGCAGCCGCTTGATGCCGGCGAGCGCCAGTGTGGCCGCGGGGATCAACGCCTGCGCAGCTTCGCTTTGCACCCCGCCGCCGGCGCGCGCCTGTTGCACGGCCGCGAGTGCCGAATTCACGAGGCCCATGGTACTTGCGTAATCCTGGCCCGCGTCGTAATCCTTGCCGCGCGCGGTGCGCTGCTGTTCTAACGCGTTTTGCGTCGCGGCGTTGGCGCCGGCGACGTGAATCTCGCTGGGAGCCCGCGCCGCGGCTTCCTGGCCGGCGACGGTGGCCGCTTGCGTGGCGGCTTGCGCCCTGGTCGTCGGGTTGTTCTCGACGCCGTACTTCGTGGCTTCGGTGAGCACGTCCTGCGACGCCTTATAGTCGCCGTTGTGCATGGCGACGTTGTAGCGATCGAGGAACCCTTGCGCGGCCTGCGGGTTGAAGGCGATCGCCCGCTGGATCATGGCCGGCCCCGCGTCGTTGCCGGCGCTCAGTCCTTGGCGCCACGCGTCGATTGCGCCGGCCTGGTTTTGCAGGATACGGGACTGCGCTTCCTTGCCCGGCGTCTCGGCCGCCGCGTTAGCCGATTCGTTCAGTGCCTTTTCCGTTTCGGCCGCGCTCTTCGCGCTGGCCACGATCGATTCGTGCGCGTCGAGAAATCCCATATGCATCGCGAGCAGGTTTTTCGCCTGCGCGGGATTTGCGGGGAGCTGGTCGGGCATCGTGGCCGGATCGTCCGGGGCCAGCTTGCGCACCGCGTCGCGCACGCCGGCGTAATTTTGCGCCCAAGTCTCCGGATCGGAATAATACAGACCCTTCAGTGCGCTGGCCGCGTACGCGTTATTTTTGTCTTTGATCTCCTGGGCGCCCTTGGTGAGGTTCTGATAATCGGCCGCGTACTTGAGCTGCGATCCGGCGAGCGACTGCAGCATGCCGCCGGAAACGCCGTTGCGCGCGAGCTCGCCCAGGTCCATGCCCACGATGGGATTCTGGCCGGCGCCGGGGAGGGCCGCGGGCCGTTGCTGCATGGCTGTCACTGCCGCGGGCTGGCCGGCGAGCGGCGCCATCGGAGACTGCGCGGGAGGTGCGCCCTGTGCCGGCGGCGCCGGCGTCCCCGTGCGATCGATCAGGCCGCCCGGCAGCACCGGATATGGCTGTCCGTTAGGCGCGAGGGTGGGGTTGTTTGTGCCGGGGCCACTGGGTCCTGGCATCGCTCCGCCCGCGCCGGCGGCGTTCGGATTCGCGGTCTGAGCGCCGCGCTGCGCAAAATATTGCTGCACGAGCTGCTGGTCGCGGAGCTGCTGCTGCGCAATCTGGTTCTGCAGCTGCTGCCCCTGCGTCTGCGCGCCCTGCGCGCGCATCGTGGACAGCGCGCGCGCAACTTCCGTGGGGTCGCCATAGTTAGGCGGCGTGATGGCGGTGGCGATGGGCGCGGACGCGTATTGGGGCGGAGGGGCAAACATGGCGAGTCACTGAGTCAGTTCGAGAGGCAGAGATATTGAATCGAGACCGTAGCGGTGTGTGCGATCATCGCGGGCGCGGTCACGCTGGGGTCGAAGCGGAACAGGTGCGAGTCGCCCGCCACCAGGCGCGCGAAGACCGTGCCGCTCACAGCCGTCAAAATCTGCACATAGTTTGCCGGGTCGAGGTTCTGAAACGTGCAGTAGCCCACGTTGGGCAGGTTCGAGATGTTGAGCGCCGTGCCGCCCGACGTGGTGGGGATCGCCTGCACGCCTTGCGCGAACGTGCTGCCCGCCCACGCCACGTAGAGGCCGGGCACGCTCTGTTGCGTGGTAATGCCCGTGGCGCTCAGGGTGAGCACGGTAGTCAGTTGGATCGGCTGGCTGGCCGCGAGTGACAACGCGGCCGCGAGGCCGCAGAAAATCCGTTTGAGTGTTTTCATATTTTCCTTTACGGTCCGAACTGCCCGGTGCTCGTGTTATAGCTGCCCGATCCCGGAGACTGCGACCAGTCCACGTTCCCCCCGCCGCCGCCAAAATTTTGCTGCCCCGGGAGGAATCCGCCCATGCCCATCATTGCGATGGAGTTTCCTGCGTTGCCGATGCTTCCGAGCATTCCATTCCAGGAGTTCGCGGCGCCTAAAGTGCCTTGCGCAATTGCATTAGCCCCGCCTATCTGACTATTGGCAAGGTAGTTTGCGGCGCCCATCTGCGTCTGGCTGCTGAGATCCTGGGCATTTTGTTGCAGATTCGCGCCGAACTCGCTCGCGCCGGTCTGCAACTGCCCGCCGAACTCGCTCGCCTGCTGGCCCATGCCCGCCACGCTCGCAAGGTTCTGGAAGGTGTTCTGATGCTGGGTGGTGTAGTTGTTGAACGCCTGCTGGTATTGCTGAGTCCCCAGGTTTTGGCTGTACTGGTCCATCGCCTTTGCCGCGCCGCCGCCCGCCACGCCGCTGGCCGCCTGCTGCCGCTGCAGCGCCTGCTGGCCCTGCTGCTGGGCAAACTCATAGCCGGGGTCCTGCGACTCCATCATCGACGCGTTGAATGGCGTATAATTCGCCGCGCCGTTGAGGCCCGCAGCCGCCTGCGCGCCCGCGCCCGTGTACGGGGCGAGGCCGGCGACCGCGTTGCCCGCCGCCGTGTTGACCTGGCCCGCGCCGGCGGCCGCCTGATTGGTGATGAGCGGAGACTGGGTGTTCGCGGCGGTAGTGACGGTGTTTCCCGCCTGCCCATAGCCAGCGGAGAGCGTGTTTGCGGCGTTGTGGCTGGCTGAGGCGCCCTGAATGCCCCCGATAATTCCTGTGACTATACTGGCCAGTGGGTGCCTCGTTGTGCGGAGAATTGGGTGCGGAGAGTCATAGCGGATTTACCTGCGTTGTCAGTCAGTCAGCGTTGAGGGGAAGGCTTCGAAATGCCGAGAAGCACCTGATCGTGCAGTGTTCCGCGTTTCATAAAGCTGGCTTTGTTGCGTCCGTGCGCCGCTAGGCCCATCGCGCGCCGCGCGAAGCGGATCGCCGCGCGGTTATAGGCCGGGATCGAGGCCACCAGCCGCACACATGGCGTGTTAGCCCACAGCCAGGGCACCATCGCGCGGCCCGCGGCGAGCGTGATCGCGGGCGGCGTTTTGCGCAGGAACGCAACGTGCCCTGCCCAGCAAACGCCGTTCTCTGGGAAGAAGCAAAACAGTCCGGAGACTAAATCGCCTGCGGATGGATAAACCAGCACGTACCAGATCGCCGGATGCTCGTTAACGACAAATTCCGCGATGGGAGGCGCAAAGTCGTCGCCCATGCGGGCGTAAATGCCGGGGTCCGCGAGGATCTGCCGGACAAGCCCATAGTCCGTGGTGCGCTCGAACGTCATCCCGTCCACGCGTAGGCGCCCGCGCTGCCCGCGCTCCCCGCGGAGCAAATCGCGATAGAGCAGGTGATGGTCGCCGTCGCCCCCACCGAGTCGGTGACCGTCGCGGTGAACAGAAACTTGCCCGCGGCAGTCGGCGTGCCGCTTATCAGGCCGGCATCGGCTCCGGAAGGGGCGAGCGCCAGACCGGGCGGAAGCGCGCCGCCCACAATGGCCCAGGTGTAGGGTGCCGTGCCGCCGTCCGCGATCAGCGAGTAGCCCGCGCCCATCGGGCCGTAGGCCACGCCGATCTGTCCGTTGGGCGGGTTGCCGCACGACGCAACGAGCGGGCCGCCGAGATACGGAAAGTCGTCATCGGTCATGATGAGCGACGCGTCGGACGCCACGCCGCTATGCTCGGTGTTCGGCGGCTGCAGCGTCTGGCCGATGGTGCGTCCGGAGCTGGTCCAGGGTCCGCTATTCAGCGGAAAATCGTCGTTAAAATTCACGAGCACCTGCGTGACGCTGAGAAACTGATCCATCAGGATCAGCGAGCACACGTTGTCGTTCGTTTCTTCTTCGATAGCGCCGTTAGGAGTGCAGACGATCGACTGCGTTCCGGTGTCCGACGAGCTGCCGCCGCCGGGCGAGCCATTGTTGGCCAGGGCGCGAAAATAAGCGTGCGGGTTGAACGTATCGACCATCATCTGGCCGAAGATCTGGTAGAAATCCGGGACTTCTTTTTCACACACGATCAGCGAGGGGCCGCCCGCCGCGCCGCCTATCGCCCCGTTGAACGTCACAGTGCACGCGCCGCCCTTGATGCCCCCGTATTTCGTGGTGCCGTTGCCCTGCGCCACCCAGATCTGGCTGACTGCCTCTTCGTTCGCGTAGATCCAGTTCGACTGGCCCCACAGCTCATAATCGTTGCCGAGCGAGTCAGTCACGGTGGTGGGCGGGACGTCGCCCGCGCCCGCGTTAACTCCCGTGTTGCCCCACGCCGCCAGAATAATGTTTTGGTAGCTCACCGGCGAGGGGAACGCGACGTTCGGCGCGGAGGTCCACGGCCCGGCCGCCGTTGCTGCCTGCACTGTCGGAAAGGCGATGGGCATTGAGTCACGCTTGCGTCGAGAAGAGGACTCCGATGAGAATGTTTTCGTCGGGGTTGAGCGCGGGCGTCGATGGCGTCGGAGTGAAGGTCACCGTACTGCCGCTGTTCGGATAGGCCACCGTCTGATATCCGATAGCGCCGCTGTTTTTGCCTGAAAACTCAGGGAATTGTGCGATGAGCGCGCCGCCCACCCACGTGCGCGCCGTGTTCGACTCGCTGTTGGTGTTGTTGTAGAGCGCGACGATCAGCGAGTGATACCACGGGCCCTGATTGGCGCTATAGCGCGCGGTCAGGCTGAGCGTGGCCGTGACGAACTGGTTGCGATAGTCGCCGCAGAACGCCTGGATTCCCGTGCTGCCGATCGGACAAGGCGGAGGCGCGATCTCGACGATGACGAGGTTTGGGCCGCCGGTGGAACTGGGGATGCACCCGCCCGCTGTGACCGTGTTTGCGCCGGCGTTGCAATTGGTGCAGATGTAAAATTCGGTGAACTCGTCTTCCAGGTTGACGCCCGGCAGAAGCTCCCACGTGTTCCCGTTGCTGTCGGTGATCGCGCCGGTGAGTCCCCCGCCTTCGGCCGAAGAAACCCACGCGAGCAGTATGTTGCCCAGGCTGTTAGCGCTCGTGAACGCTACAGGCAGCGCATCGAGAGACCCCAACGCGCCATACGTGCCCACCGCGGACTGGACAATGGTTATGCCTGGCATCGAGGGAACTCGCTACACACCGCGCGCATTTTCCCCGTCGCGGATGGCGCGGTGGCCACGGCGGGCGCGCCGCAGCGGTGGCAGATGGGCGCGGGTTTTGCGTGCTGGCAGCCGAGGCAGGGCATGGGGGTGTTCATCCTCGCGGCCGTCCCGGTACCGCTACTGACTTACGGGGATCGCGTTGTGGAGCTGCGTCTTGAAAAACCAGTTCGATCCGCCCGCGATCATATTGAACGTAAACTCGTCGCCCTGCTGCACGCTCAGCGGATGCGGCTGAATGCCGCCCGTGCCCGCGTAGCTCGTTAGATTCGTGAACGTCAGTTTCGTGCCAGCGGGCGTGTTCGCCGGGATCACGGGGGGCGACGCGAAAATCGACGTGCCGTTCTGGAGCATGTCGAACGACAGCGCGACGGCGGGGTCGGACGCCACCACGGTGACCACCACTTCCGAGCAGTTGCCGCTGCGCGCGGAGGTCATGGAGGGCAGGTTGATCGCGCCCGCCGCTACGCCTGGCATCCAAAAGCCCACCACAGGATTTATGGCCTGCGGTTGTAGCTGGAGCGACCACGTGCGCGCGAGCTTGCCCGTGAACGGCTTGCCATTCGCGTCCGGCTTGAACATCGGCGTGCGCGTCGGCACGAAGCCTACGGGCGCGCCTTTCGATTTGTAGCCGGTGGTGGCTTTTCCGGAGGGCGGATTGATGCCTGCCATTTAGCTACTCCCCGGAGTGAGCATCAAATAGGCATTCGCGAGCGTAACGTCCACGGTAGACGCCAGCGTTTGCGCGGGCTTGCTTTGCCACGTCTGGGCGCGGGTGTCCGAAAACCAGAGTTGCAGTGACACGCCCTGGCCCGTGGGTTGCCACGCGACCACGCTCCAGATCCGGTCGCGGCCATAGCCCAGCAGATTCCAAAACACTCGCATGAGGCCAGTCACATCGCAGTCGATCTCGAAGCGGTGGTAGAACGTGCGCAGGTTTTCTTGGGTCAAGTGCGGGCACGATCGCTGCCTGTAAATCGTGGTGCCGTTGTCGGTCAGGTACGCGGCGGACTGAATGTAAATCTGGCCGTTTTGCCAGTCGCCGACGTAGTGCTTTTCGGTGAGCGTGTTGCCGAGCGAAACGACGGCATGAAAGCTCTGCCGCTGGCGCGCCCACACCGGAAAGCCGTTCGCATCGAAAGCGCCCGTCCACCAGCCGCGCTGCGCCCAGATTCCCGTGGTGAGATCGTAAGCCCACGTCGCGTTGCCCGAGGGAAAGTGCACGACCCAGAACTCGTGGCCGTTGTAGATCTCGCTATAGGAAATGGCGTCTTCGATGGTCGAATAGGCCCCCCACGCGATTTCTTCCGCAGCGGTCGAGATTTTTTCGGGCTGGAAGCCGACGGCCAGAAACGCGAAGCGGTCGCCGCGGCGCACGTCGCCGCCCAGCCACGCAAGCCCTTGGCCGAGCCGCGTCACGGAGAACGGCGCGACGCATCCGAAGTGCATAATCGCGCCCGGATTTGGCTGGAAAGGGCTGTTGGCGTCGCCCGTATCCTGAAACACCTGGCTCGATTCCAGGTCGCCGAACACGTATAACTCCTGGTGATCGCCCGCGAGCGCCGCCACGTTGTCCGGATAGCTGGCCTTGATGAAATAGTCGAGCGGATTCCACATCGTGCCATCGTCGATGGCAGAGAAGTAGACTTTGTTCGAGTTGTACGCGCTGGCGAAAAAATAGCCGTCCAGGAACGCGCCCTGGTTCGCCGCGAGCTGGCCCTCCACGTACAGCCACTCGATGCCTTCGCCGCCTGTCGATCCGCCAGTGCCCCAGCCGCTCGCGCCGAATGCCTGGCCGCTCACCACGCTGGTGACGATCTGGCACTGCACGGTGAAGCCCGCGCCCGACGTGATGCAAATGGTTTCGCCCACGTCGGTCGAGTCGAAAATACCGCCGGTCGCGCCGGTGAGGCCGCCGGTGCCCGCGTCGATCGACAGGTCGAAAAGCAATATGGATTGGAAGATGGGGACCGCGCCGCTCGGCGGTGGCGGAGGCCCTGCGCCGCCCGCCTCGGACACGCCCGCGTCGATCCACGCGAGGCCGTCGGAGACGATGTAAAGCTGGCTGCCATTCGAGAGGATCTGCACGGGCAGGCCATCGTTGCCGATGTAGCCGTTATCTACCGTCATGCCGTTTGCAAGCACCTCGTAGAGGTGCGAGCCGCCCGCAGCAAAGAGCCGGTTCTGGCCGGGCCATAGGCCGCGCGTGGGGCCTTGCGGCAGCGTGGTGAACAGCGAGATGCCGGGCGTGCGCACAAGGGCCATCGGCCCCTTTTCCGCATTTGCCACGCCCTGGATCGGATCGGCGTAATAGTTCATCGCCAATTCGGAAGCGGCGGAAACGGACGCTAGGGTGAAGCTGCCGCCGGCCGTGAACGCGTCGAATTTCATGGAGACCAACTGGGCGGCCCGCCGCTCATATAGTTAAAGTCGGCGTTCGATCCGCTGCCGCCGCGCGTGCCCCAGTCCGCGCTCGCGATCCGCCTGCTCTTGATGGTGTTGGTTTGCACGGCTTTGGTGGCTTCGCGCAGCAGGCTCGGCAGCGTGGCCGGCATTGGCAACTCGTAGGCGCCCACGAGCGCCACCGCGAGCGTGTAGGCGTAGAAGTTGAACCAGGCGGGCGGCGCGGAAAACTTGTTCGCGATTTCTTGAAACTGAGTAAGCCCCACCCAGAATTCGAGGCGCAGGCCGTAGGCATACGATGGGATCGGCCAAAGCCACAGCGCCAGCGAGTCCCAGTCGTATTCCGGATAGAGATCTGTCGGCACATTCGTGGCGATGCCCTTCACGCTGTTTGCCGCCCACCACGCGCTATCGCGGATGTTGAGCTGCAGATCGACGTTCGTGTTCACCGCGCCCGCAGGCGTGGACGGCGGATTCGGCGCTGGGTTGGGCGCGCCGAGCCCGGTCAAGACCAGGTTGGCGCTCTCGATCCGCACGGGGCGCGACGCGATGGCGAAGTCCGGAGCGGCCAGGCCCGGCCCCAGCAGGTGCGGCTGGTGGTTGGGCGTCAACGTGTAGAGATTGAACGTCGTCGTCCACTGAAACGGCCGGCGCGCGGCCTTCTCATCGACCATCTGGTTGAGCAGCGCCAGCGCTTCCTGGTATTGCGACGAGCTGGGGACGCCCTGCGCGCGCTTGACCACGTTCGACGCGCGCAGCGCGCGGTACAGCAGGTCGCTCACGAGCCAGACGCCGGTATATGGCACCGGAAGGTTGGGAGCCATCGCGCTACGTTTTCGCTCCCGGCGGCGGCGCCATCGGCAACTGCGGCCCCACGGGCGGGGAGCTGCCGAGAATCTCGGCTTGCAGGCCCGTGATGGTCATGAGCGCGTCCGCGGCTTCCTCTGCCAGGCCGGGCGGGATCGGGCGGCCGAAGGGGTTGCACAACTTGAGCGCCACGAGCGTGACGACGCACTCGGGATAGCCGGGCGCCAGGTTTATCGTGTCCGTCGGGTTGACGAAATTCAAAATCTGCTGGTAGGTCTCCAGCAGCATGTTGCCCGCCGCGGGCATCGGCGTGACATACACGTTGCCGGTGGGATAACCCTGGTCCCATAGCAGGTCCTCGACGAAAATGCCGGTACGAGTAAGATCCGCCACGGCGCGGTACTCTTCGGCCGAAGCGATCCTGACGCTCTTTTGCGTGCCATTCGCGGCGATCACGGACGCGCTCTTGATCTTCATCGGGCGCGCGCCGTTCCATGTCTCGCCCGGCCCGTAGGTATACGACGACGCCCCGGTAAGGGCATACGTCGCGGCCAGCAGGCCGAGCGGAGACAGCTTTTTCGCGGACAGCGAATCGAGCGTCAGGTTCGCCCAAAAAAGGGCGATGGCCTGATCGTTCGTGTTCGGGGTCTCGCCCGGCGAATACGCGCCGATGTGAATCAGCGCGTAATTGCAGATGTCGGAAACGAGCATGGCAGCTTAGGCCGTGGCTGCTTTCTTTTTGCGCGCCTGTTTGTCGAGCGCGGCCACTTCGGCGGCTTCGGCCGCATCGAGCGCCGGCTCCGATGGCAGTTCGTTGGGGAACGCCTCGGGCTGGAAGCCTTGGCCCGCCAGTTCCTCTTCATGCGCTGCGTCGAGCGCGTCCTTGGTCTTGCGGGTGACGTGATTGTGCATCGCCTTGGGGTATTCCTCGTGGCGATATGGCTCGACGGGCGGCTTGTTCAAATCGAACTCGCGCAGCTTCCTGCCGCCGCCTTTATCGTGCCGCGCCAGGATGTGGCGCATGTGCTGGATTTCGCTCTCCGAGAGAGCCGGTTCGTTCGGTTGCGTTCTGGGCATGGTGTCCTTTGGAAGGCCGTAGATGGAGCGCTCGGCGTCGCGGATTTCTTGTTGCGTGAAATGGCTCCGGCGCACGGGCCGCACGGATTCGTTGAGAGGCATGGGGAGGATGGGGCGCGCGGGGGCCGCGCCCCTAAAGGAAGC